GGTCAGGTCGTCCCACACCGTGCTCATCGTGGAGTTCAGGGTTGCTCCACCGTTGTTCTGGATGGCAGGAACGATACCCTCGGTGTTCTTGCCGATGGCGCTTTCCAAGCCGAGGTTCTCACCGTACTTGCCGATCCAGATACGCTGGCAGAGGCTGACCTTGAGTTGGGTCAGCATGGCCTTCATGTCGCGCTCGATGAAGTTGGTCTGGCTTTGGTTGCGCCACTTGATGCGCTCCAAATGATTCCAGATCTTCTCCTCAGGGCCGATCTTCTCGATCAGGTTCGTGCGCTGCACGGTCTGGAGGCGGGTCGGCTGGGTGAAGGTGCTCTGGCCGTCAGCACCGAAGGTCATGCCGTTGGTGATGGCGGTGCCAACAGTGGTGATCGGCGGGATGGGCTGGCCGGTCTGGGAGCGGACGGTGATGGCTTCAGAGCCACCCGTGCTGGTGACGCTAACTACCACGACGCTTGCGTACACGTCGTTGGTTCCACGGTAGTAAAGCTGTTGGCCGGGGAACACGAACGGCAGCGAAGCTGCGGTGATCGGGATAGCCCCCGTCACGTTGGTACCCGGAGTAGCGGCCACACCGGCGAAGCTGGCGCGGGTCACGATGGGGCTGCGGCTCCATACGTCCTCATGCCAGATCAATTCGTCACCGGGGACCTCCTTGCTGGCGAAGGCCATCAGGTATTGCAGGTCCAAGAACTGCTGTGGTTCCGCATCGAAGATGATGGGATCCACCGGCAGCATCAGGTGGTTGGTGACGCCACGGCTGTATGCGGCTGCATACGGGGAGCCGGGCGCGTTGGTATTCGCTAACCCGTAGGGGGAGTTGTTTACGTTCTCTACGTAACTGCGCTGGGACATGGTTCGAGGTTGTTAGTTGGTCGTTATTTGGATGTCAGGGCGCCGAACATCATCTGACGGATACGATCCGCTTCTGTTTGATTCTGTACGGGGTCGCCTGAAGTCCTTCGCTGCGTTGCAGGCATCGAAGGCTGTCGTGACGTGGATTCCAAAAGACCCTCTTCTCGGCCTTGCTTCAAGCCTCTCGCAACTGCGGCCTCCATCGCCTTGTCAAAGGTGAGCGCCTTCAGGTGCAGGGTTGCTGCTTCGGCAGTCGGGGATCCATCCGGATTCACGTAACGACTGATGTACTTTCCACTTGAGATCTCCTCGGTGAACTCCTTGGTGGCAAGGCTCTTCAGCGGGGAGCTATTGAGTGTCGTAATGGTTGCTGCCACGTTGGCACGGTAGGCGGCTGCGGCTTGCTCACGAGCGGCCATTTCAGCCTCCTGAGAGAGGCGTGATGCCTCAAGGGTGCGCGTGTGCTTCTCTTCGGCGGCCTCGCGAAGGATCTTGACCTTCTCGGAGATGGCGTCCTTCACATCGGAGTCAGCCTCAGGGTCTCCGAGGATCTCCCACTTATCCGCCGACATCTTGCCGGGGAGGTAGGCGTCGATGAGTTCGCGGTCAGAGCATTTGTCCGCTGGCTTGTTGGCCAGAACCACGTCCGGCGTGGATGCCAGATAAGCCTTGGCCTCCTTCACCTTCCCTTGCATCACAAGGCGCAGGGGCTCCAGTACAGCCGGGGGCAGACCATTGATGGTCTCGGCCAGTGGCTTCACGGCGTCGTACTCCTGCTTGAGTAGCTCGGCCTCCTGAATACGGCGCTCAAGATCGGCCTTGTATGCCGATGGGTCCTCTGCGCCGAAGGTGGCCTTGAAAGCAGCAACCGCCTCCGGGGTCCACGATGGGGCGGAAGCGGCCTTTCCTGCGTAGGTATCCAAGATGGCGTCCATCGTTGGATCCGAAGCTGGCGCCGTGGTCTCTACCGTCTCTACGGTAGCGGCTTTGGCGGTATCTGCGACAGCGGGCTGTTCGGCCTGTACCGGAGCAGCCTGCTCGGCTTTTACAGTTTCTGCTGGCGTCTTAGCGTCCATGACCTCTTCGGTCGTAGACGCCTGTGTTTCAACGGCACGCGCTTGGCGTACGTTGGGTGTAAAGATTGACGCAATGGCGTCCCGTTGGACCTCTACCGGGGTCTCAACTTGCTGAGTGTCAGTGGGATTCATGGTCGCAAAGTTAGAAACGATTTGCAACCATGCAACTAACTCACTGATTTTTAGGGCATTATGCCCTCTTGACCCATTTGCATGGCGTCAGGCTCAAGCCACCTTGCCGATGCCTGATTGAAAGGCTGCTGCGACTTTTGGTTTAGCTGCGCCATCTTCAACTCGGCATCGGTCTGCTGCTTGGTCATCTCGGCCTCCTCGTCACGGATAGCCGCCTCCTCAAGCGCGATGTCGCGCTGCTGCGCTTGCATCTGGGCGTCCTGAGCCATCTGAGCCTGAGCCTGCTGTGCCTGCTTGGTGTATTTGCGGGCGGCGGCGTAGGCGTCGTCCGGGATGGACTGACCCATAAGCTGTGCGGCAGTGACCGGATCGAGCATTCCAAGCTGCATGAGGGCTGGGATGATCTGCTGGTCCGTGACCGTGCGAAGCTGCTGGCCGTCCGGCGAGAGCTTGATCTCCACCCGGAACTGCTCAAGCTGCATATCCTTGGTGGCGATGAGGGCCTCCATGTCCTCTTCTCCTACCATCTGCGAGAGCATCCACGGCATCCGGGCATAGAACTGCTTCCCGGCCTGAGCATAGAACTGGTTCTGCTGCTTGTAGAGGTCGGCAATGGCCGCATAGAACGGCTGCTGCGCGATACCGGCCTGCTGGAGTTGTAGCTGGAGGGTGCCCACAAGCTGGTCCGGACCCTGCGGGGCGCCGGAGTTGGCCTCATAAACGTTAACCGAGCTTTCCGCGATCATCTTCAACTGCGGAAGCTGGGCCATCATGTTGTAGACAGCCGCGCTCGGGGAGGTGTCAACCGTACCGGTGGCCTGCGGTAGGCCACCGAGGGCTGCCGCGTTGACGAAGATGGGATCACCCTCCTTCATTGCATTGGTCACATCCTGCTCGGTCATGTTCGACCCAGCAAGGGCTTCGTTGGCGAACAGCGGGGCTACGTGTCCGGCCTTGCGCATCCGCCACGCTACGTCAGAGGTGACTTGGTTCATCCATCGCTGAGGGTCGATGGCTGCTGTAAGCGGAGCCACCATGTGACCACCCAAATACCTCCATGTGGAGAACTTGATTGGGAAGCGGACGGAATACACGTCATCCGGATCGGCCTCCTGAAGGGGGTACTCACCCCAGTCCAGAATGACATCACCGGCGATGCCGATGTCCGGCAGGTTGGTGTCCATAGGGGGCTTGGGCGGAAGGTTACTCGACCCATAGGCCGCACCCTTCGTGTAGCCACCGGGCAGGTACTCCCACGGGATCATGGAGCAATAGCGGACGGTCTGGATGTAGCGCGTCTGCTTCTTGTTCTTGCGCTCGGCGTCAGTCCACGCCATCGTGAACTTGTTCTTCGGCGGCTCAATAAGGTCCGCGTCGGTGTAGAGGATCTCGCCGGTGTCCGGGTCCTCCACGTTGATCGTGCAGAACTCGATCTCACCGTCCTTCATCACGAATCCACGATCGACCTTCTTGAAGTCCTTCCAATAGAGCGTGAACACCCGTGGACGGGACTGCGGCCAACCGGCTTGGAAGTTGTCGCCATACGGCAGGATGCGGGACCATAGGTCCAACGCCTTGATGATCCCGGCCTTGGGCTGCCAACGCTCCGCCACTGCGCCCACATCCATAAGTGGGCAGTGGTACACGAACTGTCCGTCGCTCAGATCTGGCTTCATGGCCGAGGTGTCCCAGCCGACCTCTCGCGGCTCGCATACCTCGCTCTCGATGTTCTGCCCGTTGACGAAGTTGTGGATGGCACCAAGGCCGGACAGGGCCATGTACGCAGCCACTGTTCGCTTGGTGTCGTCGAGCTTGTTGCGCTCGAAGAGCATGGACATGAGGCTGTTGGCTCCACGCTCGATGTGGTCCTGATAGCTCATGTCGAATAGGCCCTCCTGCTTGGTCTCGTCCGGTGTTACTCCTACCTGCGAGTAAGCCTCGGTCATCATGGGGCCAGCCTGAGCCGCCATGATCATCGTCTTCACCTGCATCCACTTGTCCTCCTTGCGGGTCTGTGCGAATCGCTGGGTGGCCGACTGAGCCTTGGCCGCGATGGAGATGTTATCCACGGCCCCGACCATCCGGGTGAGGGTGGGCGAGATGATGGGATACCTGAACGGAATGCGCGAGGTCTGAGCGGCCTTGTCGCCCAGATACATTCTCACGTCACTCTCCTCGCCCCACTTGCTGTCGATGGCATAGTCGAGGTTGGTGACGTAGTTGTTCAGGTAGTAGTTGATCCACTGCGAGTTCTGACGGGACAGGAAGAAGCGCGTCCATGTAGCGTGGTACGCCTCGTTCTTATCGCGCTCAGGGACCGTCATGCTGGGAGGCATGACAACGGCAAGCGGGATGAAGTTCCATTGGAACCCGCGATTGGATGTGGATACTTGGTTCATCGTCTTGTCTGCCTGAATGCGCGAATCGTTCCATCCGCCTCGTCAAGGTTGGTGTCTTCTTGGACCGTCACTCCGAACGCACCGCGCTCGATTGAGCGGGTGGTCTCTTCCATGAGCTTGTATAGGCCGGGGGCTCGCTTGGCCCATGCCTCCTTCTCGTCAGAGTTCATGTTCCTAACATCTGCCGCAAGCATGGCGGTGCAGTTCTCGCGAACGATCTTGGTCTGAACGCAGGTCTCGATGCGAGCAGCCTTGTTGAAGGACCGCATCCTGTTGATCGCGGCTATGATGTTCTCGGGCATCTTGGTCCGGAACTCACCGATCTTCGATCCCCGCATCTGGTCGCTTGGGTAGGCCATGTACGCGGCCTCCTCCAGCCTCTCGGCGTCCGGCCTGTCGAAGATGGGCGAGCTTGCGCAGGCATACCACCAAACGAACAGCACGTCGTAGGGCTTGATGACGTGGCTCTTGAACTCCGGGTAATCGAATAATTCCGGATATTGGGCACGGAGGTCCCGACCGCTCTTGTCAGGAGCGAAGATGAGATAGCGACGCTCCACCATCTGCTCCCACAGTTGTAGCTGTGCGAGGCGTTCGGTGGTGATCAATAGTTCGCCGGGATCTGTACTGTCTGGTACCATGGGTTGAGATTCGCGTCCCGGACGATGACCCTCTTGGTGATCATCTTCGGGGAGTCGATAGAGATGTATTCGGGCTGCTGGTTCACGCATCGGCAGCAGAGTTCTGCGTAGCCCATGGCGTAAACCATGTCGTCGTTATAGACGTTCTTGTTCTTGGTGCCCCAAGCAACAGAGCCATCCGGCTTGGTCTCCACGGAGATGTAGCGGATCTGGCTCCAGATGTCGTAGTACCAGATGTTGTGCCAGTTACCCAGCAGGAGGTCCACGACATCGCCGTAGAGGAGTTCCTTGCGCGAGCCCTTGCCGCCCTTCAGGTCAATGCCGTACAGGTTAGTGGCGTTGCCTGTTTTGTAGCGCGGAAGCAACTGATGGCGTGTGAGCAGCGTCTCCCTTAGATTGAATATCGGGCCGATCTTGAAGTCCACGTAGCGGTGGCCCGCGTTGATCTCCACAAGCTCCTTGCACGCCTTCTGCCCGTGGTTACGGTAGTAGATGCCCATCAGGGCGTTCTGGATGAACAGTTCCGTGGGGTCGTATGAACGTGAGTTGAGCACGCAGGCAACCGTTGGGATGAAACGTGCGTCTTCCCCCACGCCGACCTGTCTCCCAGCCGCGTCCCAGATGACGCTGGAGAAGCGAGAGAATCCACCGTCGTTCTGGATGGGGTCGGTCCCTTGGAAGTAGCGATTGGCCCACATCTTCTCCGGAGGCATGAACATGCGAACCGGGGCCTCGATGTCGTCATTGGCCAGTGGCTTCCACTCAGCCCCGATAACCGGGTGCATGAATGGCAGGTCCCCCTGAAGTGTTACACTCTCGTCGAAGATCGGGATGAAGCGCCCCGGCGTCGGGCGTAGCCCGGCCTTGTGGCACATCTGCT